CTAGTCTTTGTTTAATTATTCTATCTAAATCTTCTTGACTGAATTGTAGTTGATTAGTTTTATTTTCTTCTGTCTTAGTTTCTTTTACCTCAACTTCTTGAGCATCATTTTTCGGTTGATTAACCTGTGTGTCTTCTGACATTTTTTCTCCTATTCAATTATTAAATTTCCATCTCGGTCATACCAATCTGGATTGACAAATGACCATTGATGACGACAATTATATCCTCCTCTAACGATAAATGGATCTCCTGGTTTTTTACCTTTCCAATTTCTTCGCCAAAGTTTCCTGACCTCATCAATAGTAAAAAGTCCTCCTTTTCTTTTATCATATCTACCATTTCTGACAAGCCTACAGAAATCTCTAGTAGTAGGTATGTTACTTCCTTGATAAACTGCATGAGTTAATCCAGCATCATTTGATTTAGCTAAATTAAGGGTTGCATCAAATTCTCTTAAAGAATCATTTAATATCTGACCAGCGTACCTTTTCATGTTTTCGCCAGCTCTATCTCTTGCAAATTTTGATTGTAATGTTTGAATATCTTTATCTAATTTATTCTTTAGCGCTTTGCCTTGTACTGTTCTTTTATCTAATTTTCTTAATCTTACTTCATCTCTTTTAATAGATTTTACTAATTCGTTTACTTCTGAATCTTTAGCAGATGCATATATTCCGTTTATAGTTCTTCTTAATTCTTCTTCAAGTTCTACAGGATCACTTCCTATCAAAGTATATTGATAAATTTTTTCTGATAATCTTCTTGTAAATGTATTAGATACATCTTTGAATTGAGTATAAGTTTGTCTTTTTAAATTTTGTATTAATGTCAAATCAGATTCAGTAAGTTGTTGAAATCTTAAAGGTATATTACCTACTTCTCTAAATGCTCTTTCTATTCTTTTAGCTTGTTTATTAAATCCATCTCTTACGACAGTATCGGACCATCTTAAATATTCTTTTTCTAAAGTTTGTCTGATTAAAGGTTGAACTGCAATAGCTGATCTTAAATTAAATAATTTAAAGTCATCACTTTTAGGAAGATTCTTATTAACAAGGTTAACAACATCAGTTTCTATTTTATCTAATGTTCTAATTAATGTTTCGTAATATTCAGCTTCTGCAATCTCTATGGATCTAATTCTATAATTAGTAAAATTTTCTACTATATTGGCCATTCATTAAACTTCTTCCTCTTCTACTTCTTGAGTTGTCTCTGGCTGTTGAACTTCGTCTTGAGTAAATTGTCCTAATTCTTTTTGTTGTTCTATTTCATCAAATATTACATTTAATTTTTCGTCATCATCTACAACTGCTCTAGCTATTTCTTTATCAATTTCTTTTTGTAATGTAGGCGATTCTATATTGATTGCTTTTGCTTGTTGAAAATATGCAAGATCACTAGCATAGTCTCTAATGTTAAATGAATCTGGATAATTTATTTCTCCATCAAAAACTGTATCTTGAAACATTGCATAACATCTAAATAATTGTTCTTCTGCTATTTCTAAATTATCTGCTTTTTCAGATAATCTTGCATTTAATAATTCAAATTCTGTTTGTAATGCTATTCCTGATGATACTGCTTGTTTAGTTGTTCTTACTGCTCCTGTGTGTGCAATTCTATTTATAGATTCTACTTTGTGATTTATTGATTGCATGAGTCCTTGTAAATTTTGCCCTGATGGTTGTAATAGATAAGGTTTTAAATTAGGTTCCATTTCTTCTGGCATTTCAATAACTGCGCCAGCTCCAGCACTTGCGTTTACTGATGGAGTCTTTACTAATGATGGGTGATTTGTTAATCTGATTAGTTGCTCTATTTCCGAAAATTCATTATAAATAGATTTTTGTAAATCTGCAATATCTGCCAAATCGGAAATTCCTAAACCTTTTTTGTGGCTCTTCGAATTATAAAGAATAACTGCTGGTATTCGTCCGATCTGGTTATCGGCAGTATCTATTGTAGTTGGATCCGATCTATCATCTTTTGCATATATTGTTTCTATTCGATCTGGAAACCATAGTCTAAAATAAGTACCACCATCTTTGTCAACTTCTTCTCTAATTTTAAGATAGTCTAAATAATATTTTCCATTAACTTCTCTTTTAAAATTCCAATCTAAAACATTTTCTGGAGTCACTAATGATAAATAGGGTCTTATATCTTGCTCTAGTTCTTCTGCTCTTGTTCTTGTTTGTATCGCTGGTTTATCTAAAATTAAAAAACAATGTCCATATATTGATGAATAAATTTGTGCTTGTTTCATTACTGAATTAAAACTATTACCCTCTAAGTCTGCATCTTTTAAGAATGATTCTAAACTAGGATCATCTGCCATATCTCCAAAATCTCTTGAAGCTTTTACTCTAAATAAAAATGATGAATATATTTGTATAATATTCTTACAATGATTATCGCAAGGTGTATTTCCTAATCTTTGATTATATTCGTTATCTAATTCAAGATTATATCTATTAAGATATTGACCGATTGTATAATCGTAACCTCCGTTAAACGAACGTATAAAAAATTCCCATTGATTAACATTTTCTTTGTAATCTTTATGAGTATCAAATGCTTCGTCTCTTGAATATGCCATAATTATTTATGAGTCCATCTTGTAGGTTTAAAAGGTTTCGAATCTGCTATCAAAGGTTTTATTATTTCAATGCAATATCCAATACTATCGTTCATATGGTCGAATCCCTCTTCCTTATCAGGAATATTTGTATTTTCCTTATATATCTGTCTTTGTAAACCTTTAATTATAATTTTGCAAGATGGATTAACAAATATGTGTCTTTTACCATTAGCTGATTTTAATCTTGAGTTCACTGCATTTATTCTATCTCTTACAGGACTATGCTTTAATTTACATTTTACATTAAATCCTGCATTCTGTAGAATTGTTAGATCTGTTCTTCCTCCAGCAGATGTTTTTCTTTGACGACATGCTGGATCTGGATAAACAAAAATTTTAATTTTAGATCCATATCTATTTCTTATTTCTTCGACCATTTCATCAGTATTACTTGAATAAATTACTATTTCGTCTTTAAAATGTATTATATCTTTTTCTATTTGACATACAGAAGCTGACATCGGATCTACGTTAAAATCTAATCCGATATGCAAAGGTTTTGACCAATCTATATTACTATGCTTTACATTCTCTACAGGGTGAAAATTATAATAAACTGATCCAGCATAATTCTCAAATGTCCCTTCAAATTCTTGTCTATAAGTTCTAATATCTACATCTTGTTTAGCTTGATCTAATTCTTCTTCGGAAACCATTCCACCTTGAAGAGTTGTATATTGAAAACTTTTCCATTCTTTATCCTCTCCCTGTCCTTTTAAATACATTCTATAAGACCAATTACCATAACCTTTAGGAGATCCACACATTAGAACATGACCAAGAGTATCTGCAACAGAAGCTCTCAATACTTCTGTCCATGCTTTTTCTTCTATATCTGCAAATTCGTCTAATATTAAAAAATCTAATCCTACTCCACGAAGAGCATCATAATTTTCACAACCTTTTAATGATATAATACTTCCTGTCTTTTTGATCTTAATTGATAAGTTTGTTTCATTTATTGAATCAATCCAATTAAAATCATGTAGCATTTGTTTTAATTTAGACCATACGATTTCTCTAGCCATCTTAAATGTAGGTGCTACATACCATATATTTTTATTTACCTGACAGGCATATTTCATCATTTCAGTAATACATAAAAAAGTTTTTCCAAATCTTCTACCTGATATTAAAACTCTAAATCTATTATCTGATTTCGATACTGCTAACTGCGGTCTTGTTAGGCTGATTTTCATGGCATCCAAATTTTATATAAATCTTATACTGATTAACATCTTCTCTGCCTAGTTCTACAATTTTATTATATGATTGATTATATCCATCTAACATACACTCATAAGCATCAACATATTCTACTTCGGATTGAAAGGGAGGAAGGCATGTAGTTTTGCCATCTACAATAGAACACATTAGAAAAGTTAAAATAAATTTCATTCAAATTGATCCTTATGTGGTGTGTTATTAGCTATATCTTCTTCCCATTTATCTATAATTTTTTTATTATGATTTTCTTTAATCTTATTTAGATTATTTGT